CCGTTCCTGTAGTAGTAAATGTTAAATCTGCTGTTCCACCTGTGGTGTCAACAGATTGAGCATAAACAACCCATGTATTAACGAGATTTTCTGCACTCACATCTGGAAGAATTATTCCACATGCTGCTGCACCGGTGAAGTTAATTGCATTAACTGTGTTACGAGTTAATTGAACGGATGTTGCTGCTGCAACTGTTTGCGCTGTTAGTCCTGTAAAGTCAGGTCTTGTTCCTAAAAAATTTACAGTTTCAGCACCTGTATCAGGGTTTGTTGTTAGTGTTTTAAATCCATGTTGTGATCTAACTGGACCATTAAAAGTTGTATTCGCCATATGAGTTCTCCTGTCGTGGCTAATGTCAGCTTTCGCTGTCAGAAGTAATTATTAAAAAGGGGAGAGTTCGAACCTAATTCTATTAAGTTACTCTCCCCTATGTTCTAAAGGTTAACTACCTTGTGATCCATAGTAAGATCTCCAATCAGACCAACCGAAAGAATATCTTTCTCTAGCCTTGTATCGTAGATTTCCTGTATCAAAGTCAGGTAACATTTGTGTTTGCAAAGGTGTTCTTGTAAACTGTTTAGCTCCGTTAGGGCAATCTGTTTTCAAGAACCATGCATCGGCATCGCTAAATCGTTTATTAACGAAGTAACCATTAGGTACTAGACCTCCATGGTTAATTGCATTAATATCATTATCAGCAGTACCGGGTCTATAAGGACTATCTAATAGACGAGCAGTTGCAAATTGATTGGCTGGTGCAATGTGAATTGACAATGCATTTGAACCAATTAAAATGTTTCTATCGTCTTTAGTAAGTTGAACACTAATTAAAGCTGACTCAAGTGAAGCTTCAGATAAATCAGTTGTTCCATTAGTAGCAATCAAATTACTTTGATTTCCACCTCCTCCTATTACTGGATGTGCAGAACTACATAAAGATACTCCATCACCACCCGGATAGTTAGTGGTATTGAAGGCTCTGTTAAATATATCAGCACCCTTTACTTGTTTAGTATTTGCCATTGCTCTTGCAAGACCTCGTGCACGAAGTTTAGAGAATGTATCATAAAGATTATCCTCCATAGCTTCTTCTGTTACACTAAAGGCTAATGCAATTGTTTCTGCAGTATACCTTGCTGTATATGAATCTTGTGCAGTATCATATGTTACAGCAGCACCTTCGTTTTTAACTGGAGCTGAGCCAAAACCTGTGAACAATACTTCTTCTTCAAAGGCTCTGTCTGAGTTTTCCATTTCAAACAATGGTGTTAATTCGTCAGCGACTTCTCCATACTCCATGCCGAAAATAGCATTAAGACCGGGAACAAGTTGCTTCGCAATACTAGCTCTATTAATAGCAGCCATATTATTTCTCCCTTTCTAAGATGCTGAAACAGCACGTAGTTGATGGTTAATTAAAATACATTCTAATCGTGGATATGTTGAAGATTGGCTATTTCCCGGTACTTGTTCATACGCAATAGGACGTAGCATAGCTGCAATTCCAGCTGTTTCAGAAGCTGCATCTAGACCAGAATTACTTCTTCCGGTAATAGTGCTTCCTGAAACTCCAACAGTTACTTCATAATTAAATGTATTAAGCTTCTGTGCTGACACAGCTGCATCTGCTTGTACAAAGAATGTAGCATATGGATCGTCAACGACATATCCAATAGCTGTTGCACTTGTTAATGTAGCCTGAGCAGCTGGCCAATAAGGTGACCATGTTGGTGTACCATTCGGTGCTGTATATTCACAGCCCTGAAAGACTCCGATAGGTAAGTAAGTTCCATCTCCTGCAGATACTAATTTTAATGTTCCACCATTAGAATATACAAGATCGCCTGTAAACATGGCAGTTGCATTTCCACTTTGGATATCATACATATTAGTCCCTGTAGAATTGGACGCACTTCCCCATCTACGAGCCGGTGTTAGTCCGTTTAAACTTAGTGTATCTGACATACTAAAGTTCTCCCTCGTGTGGTTAGTTAGTTACAAAAAAAAATTACAGTACTAAGACGAAAACTTTGGCTGTCTTCCTACTGTAGTTTTACTCTTGCTATTATTTGAAATAGGCATTTTAGAGTCGTTGTTTGACATCAATTGCTGATTTACAGCATCCATCATACCATCCGTTTTCTCTTGATAATACTTATTTCTGGCTTCTGCTTGTCCTTTGGCTATCTTGGCAAGGGCGACATCCCCTCGAACAACGCAGTTTTCATAGCGACCTTTGTCTATCACGAGAGACGTGTGTAACATTTCCGGAACTTCTTCAGGATGTACAAACTCGTAACCTTGTTGCTGTTTTCTTCCCACATTTTTATAGTCGTCTTCTCCTTTAAGGGATATACGTATCCAACGTAGTGCCAAATCTCGGCTCTTAAAGCGATCAGCAACGTCATCTGGAATATCTAACAGATTAGGTTCTTCGTATGTGTACTCTTTACTTTGTTCTTCTCTTGTTTCTACATTACGTGATGTTTTCATTTTTTGCACCCTTCTATCCACGATCTATGTTAGTATATTCACCGGAAGTTTCTGCTTTTCGCTTCTCGGCTGCATACTTCTCTAAAGGTATATTCCACTTCTTAGCAAGGGCTACATCATCTTGAGTCAATGTTACCTTCTTACTTTTAGAAGTAGGAGGAGTTCGTGAACTTCCTGCTACTACCTGTCGAGGGGCCTTCTTCGGTTGACCCTCCCCGAATTTATGAGGGAAATTAACTTTCATTCTACTGTCAACTTCTTCATAAAACTCTGATGAACTTGGATCATATCCTTCTTGCTTCAGCTGCAAATCAATTGCCAATGCTGAGGCAGTCATTACTTGATCTTGTCCAAACCAATTGTTATCTGGCTTCTTGCTCCACTCTATTGCCACCGGATCAAACTCTTGTTGTGGATTAGTTTGAGGTTGGGCTTGAGCTTGCATACCTTGGTATGGTTGAGCTTCTACTTCTTTCTTAACACGTTCCAGATTACTCTTATCTTTACTAATATCGTTTAAATCTACTTGTGCTTTCGATATTGCTTCCTGAGAAGCTAACATCTTTTCTTTATTACCACTATCATACGCATCAAGATAACCTTGTTTAGCCATCTCTAAGTTTTGTTGAAGTAATTTTTCATTACTAGTATTAGCAGTCTCTCTAAGATTTAAAGAACCTTGAGTCATTTCTGAATGCTGTTTCTCTAAAGCTTCTATACGTGCCTGAGCTTTTATTAAAGCTTCTTCCCGTTCTTTTCTCTGCTTAACTAGATGTTGTATTCTTTTAGAAGCACCCTCCGTATCAATACCTTCTAACTCTGGTATTTCTTTTTCAACAGGTTCTTCTTTTACTTCTTCTTGTTCTTCAACAACTGCTTCTATTTTTTCTACTGGTTCTTCATTCTCTACTTCGTATGCTACTTCTTCTTTTTTCTCGGAGGATTTAGAAGTATCTATTTCGCTCCATTGGTCTTTCTCATCCATTTTACTCTCCATAGTTTGCGAACACTAAGATTACGCATAGTTATTTTATACCATACAATATAGAATTAAGCAACTAAGTTGATGCTTGTATCCAATACTGATGGGTCTTTAATTGTCATTAATACTTGATCATCATATATTAATAACATCTTCACACCTTGATAAACAAACTTAGTTCCCGTTAATTTACCATAGCATACAAAGTCTCCTTCTTTACACCAAGGTCCATTAGGAAATTTAGACTCGTCTCCATAAGATAAGTCTCCAGTTTTAAGAACTCTTCCTACTGTAGTAAGATAAGCAATATCAGCTTGTAATTTATCAGGAATAATAATTCCCCCTTTAGTTTGTTTCTTTGCAGAAACTGGTCTTACTAAAATATGAAACCCCGGAACATGAGGAAGTTCTTTTGGATCTTCTACTTCTTCTTCACTTATCCATGCATCATTAGTTATTGAACCACCTAAATTAGGATTCATCATTAAATCTTTTCTCCTTGTTCTTGTTGCCATATAAGATTGTTTGGATCATTTCTATAGAGCTCTGGATTAACATTAGGGGTAATCTTCCAGTTATTATCTGTACGTTGTGTAGTATCACAACCAGCATATACTATCTTAAGATCTTCAGGTGTGTCTACATCAAAATCTATAAGCTCATCATAATGAGGACCTGCTTGTGTTTGAAAGGTATATGTCAACATACTCTGACATTGGTCTACACCTATGTTCTTTGAATAAGGTGCACTTTCAAATGTGGTACACTCTCCATGAAAACACATAATAAGCATAGCCACATGAAATATTTCAGGCATTAAAATTTAAACTCTTGTTCAAAGAATATAACACCATCATCATCTATGTTAGTATTAAACTGATTTAAATCTTTACCGGTTTGTCTGTCCCAACCTATTCTAAATGTGTCACCATCTGATTGTTTATATTTTCCAAAAACTCTCATATGACTTTTCTGATCTTCATCCATATCAAAGTAATATCTATACCCTGCTGACCAACCGGGTAATGTACTGTAACCTCCTATGTTTTCAGCTGCTTCTGCTTCAGGAGAAGGC